CAATTAAAAGAAAAGATCTCAGGCGTCCGTTGCTCGTATACATATAATATGGAAAATTGGGCAGACATTGACAATGTTGACCAATTAGAATTTATGCGTAAAAACCGCCACGATTATTCGATGTTCATTGAACAAGAAAATATTGCTGGGACAAAGGGTTTATATTTTTACGACAACAATGATTTGCGTATTATTGAAAAAGATGTAGAGTTATATTTTGAACTTAAAGAATATCTCTTTCAAGAAAAGTTTATGTATCACCACGAATGGGAAGTCGGCGACATAGTTTTGTCTGATCAGTTGTTGACTTTACATCGAAGACCTGTTAGAAGTGATGAAGTGTTTGAAAACAGATTACTTCATCGATATACTTTCCCAATCAGTAATGTTGGTAAAGTAAAATTTATAGAGGAACGTAATGTCGTATCACGGTAAAGACCCAGAACAAGCACAATGGGTGCTAAACACTTTTGGGACTCCTGAGAAGCAGGAATTCTATAAAGGTAATAAGGGGTATTTTGAATGGTTAGAACAATGCCGTCAAATTGTAGAAGCTAGGAGGCTCGATTACTAATGGATAAAGAGAAAAAGGCTGAATTGCGTAAACTTCGCAAAAAAGCGATTAAAATGCAGAACACCAGTTCACGAAAAATGAAAATGCCCGAAGCAATGCGCGAAGTTCAGAAGGAGAGACAAGATGTTTGATTATGTTCGCCTTCTAAATAATGCCATGAAAGCGTATGAAAATGCACAGAGCGAGTGGGCACAAGAATACTGGCTTGAAGTTGCATCTAAACTTGCGCAGAATATCGAGAAGCAATAATTATAAATAAGGTATAAAGATGGCAGAAGAGATTGATGGTGCTGTAAACAAAGAATATGATAAGATGCTGAGTGAATTGATTACCAGCCTCTATAAAGACCGTGTTCGAGCATTGGCACAGGGTAAGGTAATTGCTCAAAAGTATAATGAAGTGTTGAAACTCAACAATGAATTAAATATTCAACTACTTAAAACCCAAGAACAACTTAGCCATACTGGTAAAGAACTTGAAAGATTGAAGCGAAAGAAAACTAATGCAAAGTCTAAGGACATTTCTGAATGAAGATGCACAAGGTAAGAACTTGCACCTTGAGCACATCGAAGACGAAATCCTAAACTTTGGTATTGGTGGAGCGAGAGGCTCTATCAATTTTCTACGCTCTCTGAGAGATATGTTGGCTGGTAGCAGTCGTTCCTCTATTAACATGACTGTTAAGTGGGATGGCGCACCAGCCATTTTTGCAGGTATCGATCCTGCCGACGGAAAGTTTTTCGTCGCAAAGAAATCAGTTTTTAATAAAACTCCCCTCCTCTATAAGTCGCAATCTGACATCAATAATGATACCAAGTTGCAACCTTCGCTTAAAAAGAAATTTAGTATTGCCCTTTCAGAGTTTTCTAAACTGGGCATTACAAATGTAATTCAAGGCGATCTGATGTTTACATCGGAAGACCTTGAGTCCACTATGATTGATGGTCAAAGACACACAACTTTCCAACCTAATACTATTGTCTATGCTGTTCCTCAGGGAACGCCACTGGACGCAAAGTTTAAAAAAGCAAAGATTGGTGTGGTTTGGCATACGTCATATACTGGACGATCGTTGCCTGAAATGAAAGCATCTTTTGGTGCTAACATCAGCGGTCTGCGTAAGATTTCATCTGTTTGGATGGATGATGCTACTTACAAAGATACATCTGGTATGGCAACATTCACGAAGACTGAGACTGATCAGATTACTCGTGTCTTATCTGGCGTCGGTTTGACATTCAGAAAGATTGACAGCAATAAGTTAAGTGCATTTCTCAATCTACAGAATTCTCTCACTGGCAAAATGGTTGGTGCTAATGTTAAAACTTACATCAATACAAAAGTGAGAGCGCAAACTAAAATAAACAAGTCACATGCTGCTGGTTATCTACAGCATGTTTCTGATAAATTTGATTCTGAGATCGCAAAACTTAAAACTGAAAAATCTCAGAAAGCATTAGAACAAAGAAAAAAAGAAACACTAACTCTATTGAAATCACACCAAGAACTTCTCGGCAATATCTTTGCTTTTATGTCAGGGATCGTTGAAGCGAAGGATATGATTATTGGCAAACTAAATAGAGTAAAGAGTATCGGAACATTTATTAGAACAAGCAACGGATTTAAGGTTACAACACCTGAAGGTTATGTTGCGATTGATCGAGTGGCTGGCAATGCTGTTAAACTCGTTGATAGAATGGAATTTAGTTTTAATAACTTCACCGCTATCAAGGCATGGGATAAATGAGTAAAACAGTAGTATTCGCATTTGGTCGTATGAACCCACCAACTAATGGTCACGGTAAGTTGATTGCGAAGGTAAAACGCCTCGCACAAACAAGTCGAGCAGATCATCTAATTGTGGCGAGTCATAGCCAAGACAAAAATAAAAATCCGCTAGACACTAAAACAAAAGTCAAACATCTGAAAGCGATGTTTCCGAATAGCAATATAAAATCTTCGGATAAAACACATCCATCATTTATTAAGCAGCTTGCTTTACTGACTGGTAAATATGACAATCTTATTTTCGTTGCTGGCTCTGACCGTGTCCCAGAGTTTGAGCGTTTGTTGAAACAATACAACGGCAAAGATTTCAACTTCAAGTCGATTAAGGTTGTATCTTCTGGCGACCGAGACCCAGATGCTGAGGGTGTGACTGGTATTAGTGCCAGCAAAATGCGATTATATGCGAAGAATAACGATTTTACTAATTTTAAGCGTGGATTACCAGCTGGCTATCGAGGTGCTAAACAGCTATTCAATGATGTGCGCGAAGGAATGCAACTAAAAGAAACTTATGTTTCCTTTTCAGAATTTATTAAGGATTAATTATGCGACTATCTAAGAATTTTACGCTCGCCGAGTTCACGAAGAGCCAAACAGCATTGCGTCATGGGTTGGACAATACACCGACCGATGAGCATTTAGAGTCAGCCAAAGCATTATTCGAACATGTAGTCCAGCCTGTTCGCGACAACTTTGGTTTGACTGTCATTAACTCTGGATATAGAGGAGAAGAACTCAATGCAAAAGTTGGTGGATCTAGCAAAAGCCAGCATTGTAAAGGCGAAGCAGTTGACATTGAATGTCCTGGTCATAGCAATTACGATGTTGCGCGATGGATTGAACAAAATCTTGACTATGATCAGCTAATTCTAGAGTTTTATACTCCAGGAATACCTGATAGCGGTTGGGTGCATGTATCATTTAATCGTGTCGCACCCAATCGTAAGTCAACTCTCACTGCTATGAAAGAGGATGGCAAAACTGTATATAAGCAAGGTTTGATAGAATGAGGTGGGTTATCGTCTTTTGGATTGTGGGAATGTATCCTTCAGGCGAAATATCTACCTCTGAATATCAAATGGTTATGTTTGAACCAAAATTTGAAAAAAGATCAGATTGCGAGTTATATTCAATCCAAAGAAGAACGGAATGGATGCAATCTTTTTATGAACAGGTAACTAATAATACAGATTTTTCTGGGTTTGAACTTACAAATGAACCTGAATGTAAAATTTTTAATGAGAAAACCATGGAGTTAATTGACGGTGGATCGAATATCTAGAAGATTATTTAATCGTTTGAGTAGATTAAAACGAAGACCAACCCCTCTAACAGCCGAAGAACGCACAAATCTTATAAATAGTGTAGGATTATATAAACTGCTGAGTAATCACAGCCCAGCAGTCTCAAGTGTTATTTACGAGCTGTTAGAGAAAAAATGACCGAAAGTTTTAAAGAATTTATCTCAGAGGGTGTGAACGACCCTGGAATCTTCAAGGCAGTATTCCTTGCAGGTGGTCCAGGAAGTGGTAAATCCTTCATGGTAGGTAAAACTGCTTTGTCAACTTTTGGTCTTAGACCTATTAACTCTGACGATGTGTTTGAAGCTGCTCTTCGTAAAGCAGAAATGGCTCCGACTCCTGAGAATATTTACTC